CGAATTTCGAACTGTGTATTTGTACCTAATTTAAACTGAATTCGGGTATAAGTATTGGTGATTTAGATTTAATTTTCTTTTATTCAGGAACGAAGTATCAAGTATTGAAATTTATATTTTCTAGGAGAGCGTTTAAAAAGATGTTAAAACGACATGTGCCAACGTGGATTCCTGGTGGTTGCTATAGTCATAATGATTGTGATTGCGATTTACATGTGTCTTTTCCAGCGATGGATATGGACACAATTGTAGAGCGTCGTATTACAGGTCATCGTAGAACTATTAGGGATATGTATGCGAATGTGAAAGCTATTATAGCCTCGTCATACATAATGGTAAATGGTGTTGTTGAACGTCGTACTTTTGATATGGGAATATATATGGATTATTTAAGGGAATATAATACTCCAGAAAGTCAAATTAGTGTGTCGCCTCCTTTTATGGTGTCAAATCGTGTAAGAGAAGTTGATATATCTCCTTGTGATAAATGGAGACCTATAGTTAAACAAGTTGAAAAAAATTATTGGACCAGGATTGGTTGTTACACTGAGTATGATGAGGAGGCTCCTATTCCTACTCTTGCTAGTATGTGTAGAAAACGATTGTCTTGGGAAGATACTGTTTTCGGTACTATTTCGGGTATGAAGCGTACAGTTCATACTATGAGTTATTTTCCTTTGGAAAAGCAAATGGCCCTCTATGCTGAGTTTAATGTTAATACAATGTATAGAGGTACTTCTGAGGAAATTATGTGGTCCTATACTGCTGGCGCTTTAGGGTGGTTGAACTTTCAGATGGATGTTTATAAGAATCATAATTCTCTTAAATTTGTTTACGAACCTCATAATTTAATACGTAAGGTTAAAATGTTTACTTCTGCAGGTATTTCCGCCGGTGGTACTGTTCGTGGTACTATAGGTGAAGAACCTGTTAAAGTTGTTTCCTCTGGTAAGAAGCTTTTTCTTATCGAGCAAGCTATTAGAGATGTTCATGCCATATTAGCTGGTATTCGTAAGCGAGATCCTAGCGTTTACAGATCTATATTGGCAGTTATAAAAACTAAGCATGAATGGAAATTTGGTCAGTTTAAAAGTGCTGTTGAATTACGTAAAATGTTGATGAAAATGCGAGAATTTTTTATTCCTGATCTTCCTCATTCTTTTATAGGAATACTAGTGAATGAAGCTCGTAGTTTGCTGGAGAGGAATAATATAATTCGTATAGGAATGCGTTTTTGGCATGGAGGGGCTTATTATCTTTATAAGTTTTTAAATGGAGATATGCCTGGTATGATATGGGTTGATGGTGATATAGAAGGTTTAGATAAGCATATAATGGATTGGATGTTGTTGTTGTATTGTCACAACGTTTATCCTTATTATAAGTGGGAAGATTGTAATGAAGCTGATAATGAGTTTCTTTATGAGCTTTTAGCTTTATGGGCTGCAAATGTTTGTTCTAAGCTTGTGTGTCATATAGGTTCCTTTTGGAGGTTTATGGTTGGTCAAATGTACTCGGGAGGGAAAGAGACTTCTCATGGAGGTAGTTGGATAATGGCGTTTATATTTTTTTGTTACGCTCAACATATTAAGTCTCATAATCCTTCGCGTGCTCGAGTAATTGATGAATTTCTTGCTCTTATGATAATAACGATTATAGTTTATGGTGATGATCATATTTGGTGTGCTCCTGACATCTTATCTGATATATTTAATCATGAAACTTGGAGAGATTTTTTGAAAGATTATTGTAGAATGACTTTGAGAGATGCTCATTTATATCGTTCTTTATTATCTGTTCCTGATGATACAGGTAGATTAATGGTGCGAGGTCCTAAATTTCTTAAACGACATTTTATACGAAATACTACTAGACCTGATCTAGCTCCTATTCTTCCTTATAAAGAAATAGATGAACAAATGTGTAGACTGTTCACAACGGACAGTCCAGTTGCTGCTGAGTTGGTTTTAAGCGCTGTAGGGTTTGCTTGGGATACTCAAGGTACGAATCAATATGCTTATGAGGTCGTTACTGACTTCTATGAAGCTTTAGTTAAGTATGATAATCGTACCCCCGGGGAAATTCTTAAAACTATGGATATGACAAGTGTCGATAAGACTCGTCTTCGACGTCTCATTCGGAAGTCTGGGATGAAAGAGGAGGATATTTTTGATCATTATCCCTCGCTAAATGAGATGTTAGCACGTCATGTATGTGATCCAGAAAAAGCTAGTCATATAATACCTCTTAATAAGTTATCTGCTATTGGTGAGACTTATGAATTTGATTATGATATGTATGATGAAGATGAAG